TCTATCTATATCAAAGATGAGAATAAGAAATATAAGTATATCATAATACCCGTATATGAATCATTGGAATCTGCCAAGTTTAAATACCGTATATTATACAGCATCTAATCTAATCTAAATATTATATCTTAGACACTATTACGCACACTATATATCATATTATATATTTTTGCTTTTCTCAATATTCTTTCAATAGCCTTGTAATATGTTAATATATATGTATAGTAGAATGAGTGAGAAGAGTAAGAGTAGTATAATTATTAAGAAGCCAAATAAACATCCGTTTAATATAAATAATGTGTCATCGTGGTTAGAGAAAAGCGACCCTTCAATAAGACAGATAGCTTCCGAGTTTATTCTTAAAACGGTTTATATAAATCATAGCCAATTTTTGAAAGTATATAAGACGGCAATAAAGGAAATGTTGGAAATGTTGGAAAATTTAGAAAAGCTAAAAACTAATGTATTACAATTCTTTATCAATATAGATGATGTCAATAAATCTTCTTATTGGATAATGCAGATTGTTAAGAAATATATAAATAGCAAAAAATATACTATTAAAATTATAAATGATGTTAAAAAACTTGACGAATTTTTACCTGTTATAATAGCAGATGACGCAAGTTATTCAGGGTCGCAAATGGCAAATACAATAGAAGATAACTTCCAGCGCACTAAGTTTGACATATTTATCTTAATTCCTTTTATGTCAAATACGGCGATTGATATAATAAAAAAGAGCTATACTGATAATTTGAACGAAGGTTCTATAATGTTTTTAGATAGAAGTATATATATTATGAAACCAATATATGAATTGATGTCTAAAGAGAGGATTGAAAAGCTCTTCTTATATTATACAGATAATCCAAAATATATAAGAGAATACCCTATATACTTTGATCACAAGGTTGCTGATGGTTATTCTTCATTTCCGCTTATATATACTTACGGTATAATTCCTAACAATTATAATAAACAATTGATACACGAATGTAAAGCTAAAAAAAAGCCTTTTAAAGATATATATGAAAAACTTGAAAGAATACCTTTATTAAAGAATTGTACTAAAAACATTCCATATAATATAATGACACCACCATGTCCTCAACAGCCTTACAAAGTCAATTTCTCAAAATTATCAAGCTCAGCACCAAAGACGCGAGCAACATCATATACATATAGAAAAACAAAATCTATGTAAAAATAATAAAAATTGAATTATTTTTTTATTTATTAAATATAATAAATAAGAATGAGTAAAGTTTGTAATCCTCCAAAAGTCTTAAACCCTCGCACAGGCAAATGCGTTGGTGCCAACTATTTAAAACAATTAAACAAAAAGCAAGCTGTTCCCATATTGCCCCCCCCTGTTTCTCATCCAGCTAATGAAGAATTACCCGAGGCGCCTCCTGTAAATGAGGCTGTTGATATGATGGAACCGAAGGAAAAGAAACAAATAGCTAAGAAACCTTTAAAAGTGAAGACTCCTAATGCTAAGGCTCTGACTGATTATAAGAAGTCTATTATAGATAATCTTAAAATACTAGAAGATTTTGATAAACTTAATAAAGAGCCTTTTAAAGCGAGAGCATATGGCAAAGTTATTGATTCTCTTGAATTATTTGATGGGCCTATAAATAATATGGATGATATTAAGAATATTAATGGTATTGGTGAAAAAATTTATGCGAAGATTAAAGAGTTGATAGAGACGGGTAAAATGACAGCCGTAGAAAAAGCATTAAATGATCCGCAATTTTCATTACAAAAAAAATTAGGCAAATTATATGGTGTTGGCCCCGTTAAAATAAATGAGCTAATGAGTAAAATAAGTACATTTGAAGAGCTCTATGAAAAACAAGAATTACTTAATGATAAGCAAAAAATTGGCTTAAAATATTACAATGATATGAATATTCGAATTCCTATGAGCGAAGGTAAGAAACATTATAAAATTATAGATACTATATTTAAAAAAGTATACAAAGACATTGAATTTGAACTTGTTGGAAGTTATAGAAGACAAAATAAGGATATGGGAGACATTGATATTCTTATAAAAAATCGCAATGATTTAAATATTAAAAAGTTAGTAAATGAACTTACCGAAGGAGGATATATAATAGAAACATTGGCAAGTGGTAAAAGCAAATTTATGGGATTATGTAAATTATCTCCCGAATTACCTGCGAGAAGAATAGATATACTGATAGCTGACCCATCATATTACTATTTTGCCCTACTATATTTTACAGGTTCTTATTCATTCAATATATTTATGCGTAAAGTAGCTCTTGAAAAAGGATATTCATTATCAGAATATGGTATTAAAAATAATAACACTAAGAAATTTATAGATACCACAGATTTAATTAAATCAGAAAAAGACATATTTGAATATCTTGGAATCGCATATGTCCCTCCAAATAAAAGAGATATAGTATAATGCGATTCATTATATTACATATTACATATTACAATATATCATATGTTAAATTACCGAGACGACTATGATATATATCATATCCTCTTAGCCTTTTGTTATCACCTAAATCTGGCATATCTTGTAATCCCTGAATATCACATAATGGCCCCCTTTTAACATCTAACGTTTCTATATCATCATTATTGATACATAAATTATAATTATAAACATCTATTATATTTGTTTGAGCTGCTAATAAGTTTTCCTCAGTTATATAAGGTACGAAATTATCTAATGCCATTTCATTAAATATATTTTTTTTCTTTGGCATTTCCATAGAACATTTTTCACATTCTTTGTCACATTTTGTGTCATTTAAAGAATTCTTTTTAACATCATTAGAATGTTTCTGTTCTTTTTCCGTAGTAGCCGTAGTAGCCGTAGTAGCCGTAGTAGCCGTAGTAGCCGTAGTAGCCGTCTTTCTCATTTTTTCTTCTTTGTCATCATTTATATCAAGCATATTTTCAAGTTCTCTTTTCATTTTTATTTCATTTGTATAAACTCTAAAATATAGGATTAATATTGCTATTGTTAATATAAAACCGGTTATGTTATCCAATAACATCAATATTGCTATACAGAAAACAGCAATATACAACTGTATTGTAGGGTCTTTAAATAATTTTTTAAAAGGTATTTCGACAATAATGATTATAGCAAACAATATAATGAATGCTAATAATCTAAATGTGTTGATATACATTTATTGTTATATTCCTATTATAATTCATATAAAAAAATGATATATATTATTATATGTATTCTAATAATGTTGTCAACTAATGGATATAGTATATCAAAAACATCTTTGAAACCTGAAGAAATTGAAAAGATTAAACGCGAGCTTACAATGAAGCCAAAAATTAATTTTGATATGGGAAATAAAAAAGAAGATGAAGAAGTTGTTTTTGAATTATATAGAGAGACCGATAAGCGAATCTATATTCCAAGATATTATGGCTTAGTTAATTATGGTGTTCCAAAAGTTATAAAATTTGCTACTAGAGGTTGTGTAGCAGGATGTAAAGGTAGGGCTGGAGCCGGAACTGGTACTGGCGCCGGTGCCGATATATCTGTAGGTTTTGTGGGAAAATTGAGAGAAGCACAGATGGAACCTGTAAATAATTTTTTAGAAGCCGCGAGAAATCCTCGTAAAATGGGTGGTATTATATCTGTCCCTTGCGGTTTTGGTAAGACAATTATGAGTTTATATATTGCCTGTGCTCTGAAGAAAAAAACGATGTTTATTAGCCACAAAGATTTTTTGAATCAGCAATTTATTGAAACTGTAAAGGAGTTCGCACCTGCGGCATCCATAGGAATCATTAAACAGAATAAGATAGATGTTGAGAATAAAGATTTTATTATAGCATCATTACAATCTCTCGCTATGCGAGATTATGATAGTAAAATATTTGAAGATATCGGTTTTGTAATTATTGATGAAGTACATCATACAGGTGCACAGGTATTTTGTAGGGCATTCAAGAAACTAAATACTCCTATAATTCTTGGATTATCTGCTACACTAAATCGCAAAGATGGAATGCGAAAAGTATTTGAATATTATATTGGCGGTTCTGTGTATTCTATTAAAAATAAGGAATATACTGATGTCATTGTAAATATCCACAAATACTATGTTCCTGATATAGAATATTCGGCTATAAAGAAAATGTGGAATGGTAAGGAGAATATTGCTGCTATGATTAACAATATATGCTCTTATAAACCACGAACCGAATATATTATTACGGTTTTAATAGAACTCCTTAAAAATGAACCTGATAGGAGGGTTCTTATATTGAGTGAAAGAAGGAATCAATTAAAATCCATTGAAGATTATATAGTAGAGAAAAATATAGCCAATAAGGACTATGGATATTATGTAGGTGGAATGAAACAAGAACAACTAAATATATCTTCGGGAAAACAAATTATTTTGGCAACTTTTCAATTAGCTTCTGAGGGCTTCAATGTACCTACGCTGAATACTGTAATATTCGCATCGCCTATTTCAGACATCCAACAATCCATTGGGCGTATTTTGAGAGAACGCCCAGAAGACAGAAAATATACCCCGCTATGTATTGATATTTCAGACGAGTTCTCAGTATTCCGTAGAAAAACAGGAGCCCGTATAAGATTCTACAATAATAATAAATACAAAATATCTTATTATCAAGATAATGAAAAAATAGAAATAGATAATGGGGATGAAGCTGATAATGAAGAATATGTAGATAGCGATACACATAGGACAGATAAGACCAAGGTTGTAAAGAAGCCGATGTTTATTAACGATGACGACGAATAACGACGAATAATGATTAAAAATATTAATGTATTATAGTAATAAAGTAATAATATATTATGGAAGAAGAAGACAATTCTATGGAAGCTATACTTTGGGTATTTTTAATTGCTATATTGATAATGTCTATTGCCTATTATATAAATTATTTTATGTATAATAAACAGTATATTTTAATACCGAATAAAAACGGCGAAAAAGATGTAGAACAACATACAGAATCTACATATCAACCAGGGTATTCAAACGTAACTAATGAAAACAAAAAAAATAATCCGCCACCACCAAAACTTGTCAATTTATATAATGAAGATTATAAGAAAATGGTTAATAAAAATGATATAGATTATGTTAATAAAAATAACATATTGTTATATAATGATAAAGACAAGGGCAAATTAATGAAAGAGAATGATAATTTTGAAGTAGAAATTATCAGGCCTTTCATAAAAAATAATACATTTGATAGTGAATTGGAGAAAGTATATGTAGATGATATAGCAAATAACAATGACCCTAACAATAATTATAATGAAATATATGATTACAGTGTGAAACTTCAGAAAACTGACTTGCCCTTAGCTAATGTTCCTGTTTGCTTCTTAAAAGATAATAAACCCCTTAAACTCTCTGAAAATCAATGATGACCTCTTGCTTAAAAATAAAGAATATAAAGAAATAATGCGATATATATATAAATATTTACTATGTTTAGATATACTATATTATCATCTATGTCACTCTTAACAATTTCTATAACATTTACTAATTTTCTTCCAGCTATTGCGAATATCATAGTTCCCAGACCTATTTATCCAATTAATCCTATTAATCCAATCTATCCTCTATACCCTGCTAATAATACTTATCCTACATATTACGCAGACTATTCCGATTATGATAATATTTACAAATATAAATTATTTGAAATTAAAAAAGATAGACCGAGTGTTTTAGATACTATCAAAAACTCCTTTCATTCCCTATATTATCCCTTTGAAAACAAGATACCTCTATATGCTTACAATCCTCGCGACACAGACACATAAGAATACAAGCTAAGCCAAGCTAAGCCAAGCCAAGCTAAGCCAAGCTAAGCCAAGCCAAGCTAAGCCAAGCCAAGCTAAGCCAAGCTAA